AATTAAATATTTGCTCTGAAAATGGGTTGAATACTTTACCTTGTGTTACTGCTGATAAAGCATTAGCATCAACAGCACCACCAGAACCTGCTAGGTTGTTTATCGAACTAGTTACACCTGCAATAGCTTTACCTGCTGCAGAAGGTAGTGCTGCTGCAGCAGTTTTTTGTATTGTGCTTGCTACACTATCAAAACTTGCTTGTCCGCCTATCACATCACCTGCTAAAGTTGCTGCCATTACACCACCAACACCCATATCAACCTTACTATATGATGCCTGATAAGATGTTTGTATTGCTTTTGGCATCGCAATATAAACCCTACTTCGGTTTGGCATGTTTGCTACTTTACTTCCTGGCACATTTAAACCCTTATACCCTCCTGCTGCATCATCATATCTAATTCTAAATCTACGAAACATCACATAGTCCACTGCTTCAGATGGATATTGCTCATCTGCAGTGTCTGGAGAGACAGGATTTAATGGGTATCTTAAAACACTCAAGGGTTTTACCTAAATACTATGTGGAAACTATATTATATTTATGCGGTATCAAGGAAAATATCGACCTACTTATTCTCGTAAGTACAAAGGTGACCCTAATAATATTATTTATAGGTCATCTTGGGAATATAAATTTATGAAATGGTGTGACATCACATCATCTGTGCAAGAATGGGGTAGTGAAGAAATAATTATTCCTTATATCTCACCTGTTGATGGTAAACGTCACAGATACTTTCCCGATTTCTATGTTAAAATAGAAAACCGTAAGTATTTAGTTGAAGTTAAACCATTTAGACAGACTTTAGAACCCAAGACACAGAAAAGAAACACAAAGAGATATATAAATGAGGTTGTTACCTATCATATTAATAAAGCAAAGTGGAAAGCAGCAACTGAGTTTTGTAAAGACAACTCATGGGAGTTTATGTTAATCACCGAGAAGGAACTTAAAGTATAATGGCAATCCCAAATCCTCAAAATGCTAGAAAGATTGCACCCGCACATGGTGTTGGTGGGTTTCTTAGTACGATGATAAAGAACAAAAGGAATGCACCTGCTACACTGAACAAGTTCTCAGTTAGTTTTGCAACACCACCTATCCTACTACCTCGTAGTGTGGGAGGAAATAGTTCTACTGGAATCACGAGTCTTGAGAGGGGAAATGCTGCTGATCTATTAGATTACTATGCAAATAGTGTTAGTCTACCTAGTAGACAGGTCACTACTGCTCAGTTCCAACCCCCTGGTGCATCTGTAAAATATGCAACAAACCAATCATTCAGTGAAATGAATATTGAGTTTACTATACCGAGATCACAATACACTAGATCAATATTTGAAACATGGGTTAATAGAATCACACAAGACTCAAGTCAGTTCGTTGATTTTTATGATCGTTATTGTTCACCTAAAGTCAGAGTATATAAATGGGAGACAACATCACAGAATATAAATCAATTTGATGTGCAATTTAGAAATACTTCTCTAGGAGAACTGACTGGTTGTTGGGAGATGCAGAACGTATATCCATATAATATTGGTACAATACAATTAAATAACGAACAAAATACTATCATGAGGTTGCAGATAGGATTCTATTATGAAAGATATAGATTCTATTCTGCTGATGAGGTTACTGATCCAGGGTCAAACTTTAAGATCACTCTACCTGCAGGTGTAGGTGGTGGATACGATGCTTCAATAGGTCAAGAAGGTAGTCAAGTTAGACCTACATACACAGTATCTGGTGTTACTTACGACAGTGATAGTGGAAGACCGATCAACCTTGTATAGATAGTGCCTAAATAAAGCATGATGTGAAATAATTTATGGCATTACCTAAGTTAAATGTACCTAAGTACAAACTGAAACTACCGTCAGACGGTAGAACCGTGAACTTCAGACCATTCCTTGTAAAAGAAGAGAAGTTATTATTGCTTGCAACTGAGACTGGCAATCAGTCAGAGATCATTGAAGCAATCAAGAACATTATCATACAATGTACGGATCTAAAAAGTGTAGAAGGTTTAGCAACCTTTGATATTGAGTTTCTATTTTTACAGATCAGAACTAAGTCTGTAGGAGAGAATGTAGATGTTGTTGTCACTTGTCCAGATGATAATGAATCAACTGTGACAGTATCAATTCCTTTAGATCAAATCAAAGTTAAGAAAACTAGAGGACATAAGGCAGACATTACTTTGTCTGATGAATGTTCAATAACCATGGGTTATCCTAGTCTTGATATGTTTGTCTCAATGAATTTCAGTGGTGATGAAGTTGGTGTTGATGAAGTTTTTAAGATGGCAGCAGCCTGTATAAAAACTATTCAAGACACTAATCAAGTATACGAGTGTGCAGAGGTTCCTAGTTCAGAGATCCAAGAGTTCTTTGATGGTATGAACAGTGCACAGTTTGCTAAGATACAAAAGTTCTTCGACACTATGCCGAAGTTAACTCATACAATAAAAGTTACCAATCCAAATACCAATGTTGAAAGTGACGTTGTGCTTGAGGGTTTAGCATCTTTTTTCGCTTAGCTCTACTGCATACTAGTCTTCAATCTTATTATGAAGGGAACTTTGCATTGATGCACCACCACAAGTGGAACATTGATCATATAGATAATCTCATGCCATGGGAAAAAGAACTATATGTTGACATGTTAATCTCGTTCCTTAAAGAAGAAGAAAAACGCATGAGGGAGCAGAACAAATAGATGGCAAAACTTGCTGCCTATAAAATGGTGAGTCCAACTGTAACGAAGTCTGTGAAGGGTTCGTTAAAGATTGCTGTGCACTCACATTTAGACTCCATCAACAATCTTGGTAAATCTATTAACAGTGTTGGTAATCTTACTAGCGATCTAGTTAAAATATCCAGAGCATTTGATAAGACTACTCTAGAACAGGCAGTAGCAGACCGTAGACTTAAAAGAAGAAAGAAGGATGCAGCAGCAGAGAATAGACAAGAAGGAAAGAAATTAGATAAGTTTGATCAGAATGGTAAGAGTAAAGAAGTAGAGGCAGAGTTAAAGAAAAAGAAGAAGTCAGACGCAGAAGGCAAGAATAAAAAGACAGGACTAGGTGGTTTCTTAACTAAGTTTTTAGGACCTGTAGGTAAAGTAGCGATGACTATAGGTGTTGCATTTGCTACCTATAAGATAACAGAATACTTTTCTAAACCTGAGAACATAGAAAAGATAAAATTATTTTTAGAGAAATCTTCTTTTGTTTTTAATAAACTATTTGAGTTTGGTAGTGCATTGCTAGGTGGTGCCATGACTGCCATTGATGATTTATTTGGTGAGAAAAAAAATATTTTAGAAAGACTATCAGGATTTGGTAAGGTTGCAGCAGCAATAGGTGGTATGGCACTCGCCCTAAAAGGAGTAGATCTTCTAGCAGGGATGATTGGTGGTGGTGATGAACGTGAGAGGCAAGATCAAAAGGACAAAAAGAAAAAGAAGAAACCAGAAGTTGATCCTGAGAATCCAAAGAAAAAACTCAAGGCAGATGAGGTAGTAGATAACGGTAAGGTCAGGAAGGCAACTCCTGATGAGATAAAGATGAAGAAAGCAGGTTTAGATAGTGATGCGATTGCTGATGCCAGAAAAAGAATAGATGCAGGTGAGGACTTTGCTACTGCAACAAGGAAAGCAGGAAGAGGTAAGGGTCTTGGTGCAAGAATAATGAATCAGGCAGATGATTTTGGTAGCATGCTTATGAAGAAAGGTAAGGGTGCTATAGAAGGTGCTGCTACTGGTATACGAAAGGGACTACAGAATGCTGATATAGGTCAAAAACTTCTTAAAAAGTTTAAACAAATAAAAGGCATAGGTAAATCGCTCGCGAGCAAGGGTGCAGGAAAATTAGCACAGATAAAAGGTGACCTTGCAAAAGCAGGAGACTGGGTAGGTGGTGGTCTTAATAAATTAGGAAACAATATAAAGGAGCAACTAGTTAAACGAGTATTGGGACCTCTTAAACCTTTTACTGATCCCATTATAGCATTTGCAAAGAAACAGGGTGAGAACTTATACAATTTGGTAATGAAGACACCTGCAGGTGCAATGGTAGAGAAATATTTAAAGACAAAAGGTTTATCATTAGCAAAACCTGGACCTCTAGGTAAAAAGATTGGTAGTAAAGCATTACCTATGGTTGGTGGTCTAGTCAACATGCTATTTGCATATGATAGATTAGCAAGTGGTGATGTTATTGGAGGTGCTCTTGAAGGATTGTCTGGTGCTCTTGATATCTCTGGTCTATTTGGATTTGTCCCTG